CGAGGCGAATCCGAACCGCTCCGCCAGTACGGTGTCCTTCTCAACGACGCCAAACTCAAAGCGGCCGCGCTCGAGTTAGGTATCTACTCCGGATCGGGAGCACTTACCGACCAGCAGAAAATCCTCGCCGCGCAAAAAGTAATTTACGACGAGACAGGCGACGCGCAAGGCGACTTCGCTCGAACCTCCGACGGCCTCGCCAACAGCCAGCGCCAACTATCCGCACAAATGGAAGACCTCCAAGTCTCAATAGGCCAGGCGCTGCTTCCCGTAGTCGAGGCGATCCTTCCACTAGTTAAGGACTTCGCGCAATGGGCCGCCGACAACCCGCAAACTTTCACCTATATCGCCGGCGCGATCGGTCTCGTAGCCGCCGCAATTATCGCGACCAACATCGCGATGGCACTCAACCCTTTCGCACTAATCGCCGCCGGGATCGCGCTACTCATCGCAGGAATCGTTATGGCCTATAACAAGTTCGAGTGGTTCAGGGACGGGATCAAAGCGATCGTGAACACGGTCATTGGATTCTTTGCCGGCATGGTGAACGCCGCGATTGGTGCCGTGAACGCGATCATTTCTGCATATAACTCAATCCCGCTGTTGCCGGATATCCCAAAGGCGCCGACTATCCCTGTCCCTCAATTGGGATCTTCATCGTCTTCAAATCCTTCACGCCGATCAGATATTCCGCGCTTTGCCGACGGCGGAATCGTGACCCAGCCGATGCTCGGGCTTGTGGGTGAGGCCGGACCGGAAGCGATTATCCCTCTGAGCCAGTACAACCGGGGCGGCGGAGATATCCATATCAACATCAACGGCGGACTAGCCACCTCAGCCGAGATAGGTCAAGCGGTACTCAATAGCCTCCGCGCCTACTCACGATCCGCTGGACCATTGGAACTGTCTATCGCATGAGCGGCGTGTCGGTAGTTGAGTCCGGGAACTACGATCTACAAATCGCGACCGGCTTCCTAGTCGATGCGTTCACGCTCGACGACCCGATCAAAGGCCTGCTCAACTCCACCGAGTACTTCCTAGACGGTACGACCGAGTTCGCAAGCGTGCTAGATGGAACTACGCAGGTTACGGTGAAACGCGGCCGGCGCGATATTGGCGACGCGTTCTCTACCGGCACACTTACCGCGACACTGCTCGATGTGGAAGGGATCTTCAATCCGTTTAATCAGGATTCGCCCTATTACGACACACCTGACGCGAAACCCGGACTAGCACCATTGCGCGTCGTGAAAATGATCCGATACGACATCGCCGATAACCCCGAGGAACTCTTCAACGGTTACATCGTGAACTACGACTACAACTTCGAGCTTGGAGGTCTTTCGACCGTCACCGTCTATGCGGCAGACCAGTTCTATTTGCTCAGCCAAACGGCGCTGGACGCGCATAGCGTGAGCGCTGAAACTTCCGGGGAACGCATTGAGACCGTTCTCGATTTGCCCGAAGTGGACTTCCCGCTTCTTGCCCGAAACATTGACACAGGCACTGTAGAACTTGGTCACTCAAGCCACTACGCGATAGAAGCCGGAACCAATGTCCTCACCTACATCACACAGATCAACCAAACCGCTGAATTTGGCCGAGTGTTTATGAGCAGGGATGGGGTCCTCAACTTCCAGCCGAGGATCGGAGCGACACTCGCCAGCCCCGTCATCGAGTTTGACGACGAAGGCAACCATTCGCCCTTCAACGGCGTCGGCATCACCTTTGAAGCCGATCAAGTCGTCAATCGTGCTGTCGTCACCGGGCTAAACGGCAACACGGCAACCGCATCCGACGCGACCTCCATCGCGACCTACTTCATTCAAAACACATCGATCCTTGGATCCTTGCTTCACATCCAAGGGGAGATAGATGACGCCGCCGACTATCTACTCAACCCGGAACCCGAAGCCCGCTACACCAGCCTCGAAACCGCCTTCCTTATGCTGACCAGCGCCGAGCGCGACGACCTCGCGACAATCGAAATCGGCGACACAATCTCAATATCTAAAACCTTCCCGACCGGCAACACGACGACCGTCCTAGCCCAAGACCTCAGCGTCGAAGGTATCGAGCATCGGATCAACCTAAGCGACGGTCACAAAGTAACGCTATTTACGGCACCTACGACAATCGTCTTCCAACTGATACTGGACGACCCGCTATATGGCACGATAGACGCCTCGAATGTTCTAGGCTGAAATCACTATGGCAACACCGACAACCCTCCCGGCGAGTTTTACCGCTGGTCAAATCTTGACCGCTGCGCAGATGAATGATCTGCGTGGCGCGTTTCGCGTTTTACAAATCGTAGAAGGCACAACATCAACACAAGTGACAACTACCAGTACAACATTTGTCACTACGAACCTAACCGCCACAATTACACCTTCGGCAACGAGTAGCAAAGTTTTAATTTTGGTTAATTCACCTGTAGGAAAAGATGCGTCGGTTTTTTCGGGTATTTATACCGCTTTGTTTCGTGGAACGGTAGCAGGAACAAACCTTGCTGGGAACTTGCTTTATAACGGCGGAAACACTATGTACACGATGTGTACATATAGTTTTTTAGATTCACCGAACACGACATCGGCAACGGCATATACGCTTGGCATAAGATCAAATAGCGCTTCAACTGCTGTTTATGCAAATGCCGACAACAATAGATCGTCAATTATTTTGATGGAGATTTCAGCATGACCGGCCCAACAAATTACGAGACAGTGTTAGTTACAGATTACATGGGTTATCTGTGGGCGATCTACGGCACCGAATACGACGGCATCGACTGGCTAGACCCATCACCAAAACCATCACAAGCAACGATGAACGCTCAATGGGCAGCAATACCAGAACCCGTCACGCCTGAATAATGCGATGGCGTCCGTTTATCGGTTACGCGCTGCTCATCGTTGTGGTGTGGTGGTCGTGTAGCGGATGCGGCTATGACGGGTCGTATCGGTATCCGTGTCAAGATCCAACCAACTGGGCCAAGCCCGAATGCAAACCTCCGCTATGCAACCCCTCCGGAACTTGTACCCGTGACCTGATCTATGAGACCAAGACTCAAGCCTGAAGAACTACACGCCCGGCTGATCGTAATAGTCGGAGTGATCCTCGCGAGCGTGTTCGCGATCACCGTCCTCGGATTCGTCTATGCGCTCATGTTTGTCACCCAGCCGATCGGGAAACAAGCTCCGAACGACGCCGCCTTCATTGATCTACTCGCGACGCTCACCGTATTTATGACGGGAACCTTGTCCGGCCTCGTGGCCTCCAATGGGCTAAAATCTAGAGCAAAGGAAAAAGGAGACCACGATGAAAACAAAGGATAAAGCACTACTCGCGTCCTACGGGCGATCGGTGCTCGCCGCCGTCGTCGCGGTGTACTCAACCGGCAACACCAACCCGGAAGACCTATTCAAAGCCGGCCTCGCCGCACTCATCCCTGTTTTCATCCGATATGTGAACCCGAAAGACTCAGCCTTCGGTCGTGGCAACGGCTAAACGGAAACCGGGCGTACCTAACGCGCGCGACTACATCGGCAACGCCGACGGACCCGCAGCGCGTAATCGTGCCGGCATGGAAGAGTGGATCCGTCAGGCGATGTATCACTCGAACGGCGCGCTATGGAATAACGGATCATTCGCCCGGCGCGACATGCGCGGCAAGCCCGGATCGTTGAGCGTCCATGCGTGCGGGCGGGCCGTAGATCTTTCATATCGCAAACGACCACAGAATCCGAACGCCAACCGAAAAGACGCGATGATCTTCTTAAGGAAAGTTCTCGAGAACGCTAACGATCTCGGAGTGCAGGCGGTGCTCGACTACTTCCCGAAACCTCACGGGCGCGGCTGGCGATGCGACAGGCAATCGTGGAGCAAATACACCAAGCCGACACTCGGCGGAGCCCCCGGCGGGGACTGGTTCCACATCGAGATTTCACCGCAGGCAGCGGACTCGGTGATCTTCGTCAAAGCCGCATTTTTAGCGGTATTCGGAGAAATCCCCAAGTAGGAAACACGCATCCCCTAGGGTCGTATCAACCGACGGAAGGCGAACAAATGACTGAACCGCAGTTCTTTGACTACAGCGTCTATATAGGCGCGATGGATAACGGACAGGAGATCCTCGTCCAAATATTCACCGACCCGACCGACGGGAAGTATCTGCTCGGGCAGATCTCATTTCGATCGCACTCGTCCTCGTGGGGAGTGCCTATTCCACTGGAGAAGAAAACATGAACTACATAGCCGAGAAACTAATCGCCAGCGTCCTGTGTCTCGTCCTAGGGATCACGGCCCTCACAAGCGACGACAGACCCCTATCAGACCAACCTGACGGCACCATCGCGCTTGCCCCGTTGCCGGTAGAAACCTCAACGACGAGCACGACCTCCACGACCTCCACGATCTTCATTGATCCTTACGCGACCGCGCCGGAACAGTTCGCACAGTTGGCCATCGGTCTCGGTTGGCCGGCATCGGAATACGACACGCTGGTCAAAGTGATTAATCGCGAGTCGCGAGGGATCCCGTCATCGATCAACCCGAAAGACCCCCAAGGCGGGAGCTTCGGCCTGCTGCAGATTAATGGATTTTGGGAATCGTGGCTCGTGGAGCGCGGCCTCATCTCGAGTTTGGAAAGTCTGCTAGACCCCACGATTAACCTCCGCGCTGGACTAGCCATCTACAACAATTCAGGCTGGAACCCATGGAGGACCTCAAAGTGAGCGAAGGCGTAGCGTGGAACCAAGGAGAACTCAGCGAAGAAACGCGTTCGATGTTGCTCCACCAAAAAGCGATTATGGGCGTTATGGACGAGATCCTCGCCGTATCAGCCAACCCGCACGCCAGCCTGATCCGCCGGCTCAAAACACTCAAGAACCAACTATCGCTGGAAGAACCGATGCCACTCCACGATGTGACTACACTCGACCTAGCAATCAAAGCACTATCAGCCCATTCCTAACCGACTAAAGGAGTCCGACAATGGCAGACCAATACTCGATGTTTGAGGTAACTCACGGATTA